TGCTTAGTTGCTTTTTTTAGTTCAAAGAACTTTTTGTATTGTTCATTATTTAATAAATGAACTGCTTTTGTTTTCTTGTTTATTACTTTATACATTTTCTTATTATTTTATTTTATTTATTAATATAATTCTATTTCTTTTTCATTAAAATCTCTAGTAATATTATCAAAACCATAGTTTAGTTTAGTATCGTGTCTTGCTTCGCAAGTGTACCATTTTTTACCACTATATCCTATATTTATTTCTTTTACTTCCCAAGTAGTAAAATTGTCATCTTTTTTTGACTTTACTAATGTACCTATTTTAATTTCTCTTGTCATTTTCTTATTTTTATTGTTAAACATGGTACAAATATACAATAAAATTAATTACTAACATAATTTAGTTAAAAAGTTATTAACAATTATAATGTTAAGAAAGTTATATAAAGGTTGCTAATATAATAAGAACAAATGCCCAAACTATAATAATAGGTAATTGGTGCTTAGGTTTCATTATAAAGGCATTAAAAGGTTTATAGGTAGTGTACCATTGTTTAATATTACTGCACAACCTATTGCTTGTTTTTTAAAGTTTTTAGCATAATTTGCTGCATAACTAGAACTATCTACACCACAACCTGTTTGTAATGCAAAAACTCTATATCGTTTTCCAACAAACCATATTGTATATGCTTCAGTATGTGTATGCCCACATACACTTGACATTAGGTTATTTTTTGCTTTTGTTTTAGCTTGTCCACCTTCTCCATGCTCAAAAAGTACATCATCATATACTATACTTTCTACCCAATTCCAAGTAGGTGTTCCTAATACTTCATTATATGTTTTTATCCATGCTTTAGGTATGCCACCTGTAAAACTTTTTCTAGCTGCTAACCTGTCATGATTACCTATACATACATCTGCATTAGGAAAAGCATCATGCCATTTTTTAACTTTTTTAATAGATAATTCTAATTCATTACCTGCACTCATGCCATCAGGATCAGGTTCATGATAACTAAAAGCATGATTATCTAAAATATCACCTATAAAAATTACATGGTTACAGTTATAAGTTTCGTATTGTTCTAAACAAAAATCAAAATATCCATCTAATTCAAATGGAATATGAAGGTCACCGATAACTAGAACATTTCTAGTTTCGGTTTCCCTCATTTTTTGTAATGCCACAATTTCATGTGGTTTCAATCTGTATCGGTTATTTTTTTGCACTATCAGCTATACCTTGACCAATTACAAGTGCTATTATAGAATATAATATAGATTGTGTTTCTTGTGGATCAAGTCCAAATTGTTCATGCAATAGTTGTACAATAATACCTGCTATTGTGTACCATGCTTTTTTTGATTTTAAAATTTTACCTAGTAAAAAGTTTTTTAGTAAATTGTTCATATTATTTGTTTTTAATTATTAAATTAATATTTTCACCGCCTAAATTTATAATTTCTTTCATTAGTAAATTCATAGCTAAAGTAGAGTTACTAACAAAGTCCTGTTTACGTTTTAATCCTACTAGAATACAACCACTTGTATCTTTAGCAGTATTACCTCTATGAAATAGTATATAGCTTCTATTAGGCACATCTTGTACTAATAAATGCACATAATCTCTTGTTGCACTTTCTCTTGCTACTCTTATTCTTACTTTATATTCTCCAGCAGGTATGCAAGATATATTTTTTTGATTATCTAAATAAGGGTTTTCTAATGTATCGCACATTTGTTCACCATTTAGATACAGTTTACCAATAGTAGAATTTTCTGTAAATGTATCTCTTATTATTAAAAGATTTATACTATCCAAATTATATGTAATAAATTTTTGACACTTTAACACCTTTAACCTCATGTACAAATTCTTTACGAATTTTAACAACTTGTTCATCTTGTTTTTTGTATTTAGGGTTCTTGCTATTTAGCTTGTTTTTTTTCGCCATACTTTACAAATTTATATATACTAAATGCTATTGCTAAAGTCAAAGATATAAGTGTTAATATTTCGTTTACCTCAACTAAACTAATACCTATTGCAGTACCATTAGCTAGCGTTACTTGTGCGGTGTCTTGTATTTCTTTCATTCTTCTTTTTATTATCCTTACTCTTAATGTAAGTTTTTAATTTTATTTTATTAACTTCTTTTACTTTGTAATACTTTTTCATTAGTAACTAATATCAGGTGTTAAGAAATTCCTTAATCTTAATTTAGTATCTTGTTGTGATGGTCTTTCTAAATTCATTCCTGCATAATAAGCATTTTTATCAGGAGAAATATCCTCGCCAGAATTTGTCGAGTATTCAGGAAAGCTAGATATATTGTTTTTAAGATGTTCTATTAACCTTTCTGTATAGTATTCAGCAGTATTTCTAACTTCCTCTCTAAGGTGTTGCGATTCTTCTGTACTTAACGATGTACCTGTTTCTGATGTCTTACTATAAATGTTACCATTTTCGACCTTAAAACGTAAAAACGGTATGCACATATAAAACGCCCAATTAGGTAACATATCACCTATATATTCATCTACTAAAGTTTTATATACACCTGTTAGTGTACCAGCAGTAATATCTGCTTCTAGTTTCTTATATAGATCAGTACCAAGTTTTGGTTCTACATATAACTTTTGTGCTTGTCTTACATAAGGTAAAAGTAAATCTACATCTACATTCATATTAATTGCAGTTGATTCTTTAAGCTTATTTTCTGATATAAATAATACGTATGCCATAATTATCTCTTTTTAATAAATCCTTTATTTTTCATTCTTTTTGGTGGCTTTGCAACTTTTACATTATTCTTCTTTGCAGTAAACCCTTCACTTCTTGCTTTAGTATAACCTATTATATCTGCATCTTCTATTTTAGTTGTTTTAGATACACCTAATGTAGTTTTGTATATTTGTCTTAGCCAAAAATGATGGCAATTACCACCGCCTTTGTAAAATTTGTGTTTTTTTGCATCACAACATTCAACTTGATCTGCTAACCATATTGAATAAGTATCTGCACCACCTTTACCCCAACCTGGATTGACTGCTATTTTATCTAATCTAACTATATCCTCTTTACGATATAATTTATTTGCACCCATCATTTGTCTGCAGAAAGGTCTTTGTTTTCCTGATTTTCTAGTTAAAAATTGATCTTCTGCATATACATAACGTACTCTATAATAATCGTATGTTTTTTTAGATATACCATCTTGTTCTGACTTTCTACTTGGTAATGCTCTACCTGTACTTGCTAATTGTATTTTTTCATCTACTAAATCATTTAGCATATATTCAAAATCAAATTCAATATGTTCATCACCTACTTTTTCTTCATGTATTAGTTCACAATCTTCAGGTATATCTTCACCAAATTCTTCTATAAATTTAGATAAATTTAAATTTTCTTTTTCTGCTTTTATAGGTACACAATTAGGTACTTCTCTACCATCTTTTATTTTAGTACCTATTGCTTCATATCCTGGTTGACATGGATTAGGTGTAATAAATTCTTCTTTACAATTACAATCTTTTAAACTTGTTATTTCTTTTATTTGCTCATGATCTTCACATGGCATATAAACTGTTTCACCATCTAATGTATGTTCATGATAACCTTTGCAACCTAATCTTTCAGCTTCTGCTTCTGCTTCTTCTATTGTGTCAAATAAAGGTAAATCTATTTCACCATCTTTACCTTCTGTTACCATACTACCTACTTTAGCAAAATCTTCTCTAACATTTACTTCTTCATTTAATGGTGGCAAACCCATTTCTTCTCTTAGTTCATCTTCTGTTAAAACACCTTTTAAATCTTCTGATGTAAATTGTACTGTAATAGGTTTAAGTTGTACAAAACTAATAGGCATATCCATATTATTAACTCTAAACAGTTTTCTTAATATTTTTATTATGTGATTTTGATATGGTTTACATACTGTATTCAAATAGTAGTTAGCAGCACTATTAAGTTCATCTACATTACTACCTAAACCTGTTTCGTTCTTAATACCCATCAGCATTGGTGATGTTACTCTATGTGCAGTTAGTATATTTTGCACTAATAACTCTTGTAAAGCTAAATACTGTTTATCTGCATTACTTACTGCAATAGGTGTTATTTCAGGTACTCTATTTCTATCTTCACTAAAGGTAAGTACAAATCTACCTGAACTTTCACTACCTGTAAATTTTTCTTTTAAACTATTCTCTATTTGGAAACGTTCCTCTTGTGTAGGTACACCATTCGCAAAAGATATAAAATAAGAACCACTAAACCCATTAGATATATTATTAAGATGATATTCTGATACTTTTTGATCTATTAAACTCCAATTATTTCCAGCTAAATAATCAGGTGTATAATAACTATTCATATTAGGTGAATAAAGACCTGTATAAAGTATTTGGTTTGCTGATGTTCTATCATTTACGTTAAATGCTGGTACTCTATAAGGTTTATTTATTCTTGTATTACTCCAATCTGCACTTACATAATATGCACATACTTTACCCATAGCATCAGGTTTTTCTGCTCTAATTTTTTCAACAGGTATATGATATATTTCAGCTATTTGTGTTCTGTCTTTACTCCATATAATATTTAAAGCAAATGCACCTTGTAATTTAAAGTCAAAAGATACTTTTTTAATTAACTCATGTAAAGTTTCATTAGAATTAGGATTAGCCATGAATTGCTTTAGCTTAACCATAGCATCTAAATTACGTTCATCTTCATCATCTATTACTATTTCTTCACCTGCAATTAGTTCGCTTGTGGCATTTATTATAGCTGCATTAGTAGAACTGTTATAATATAAATCAATTAAAAATTGTGGATATAAATTCCTCCAATTTTCAGTACCATATTCTATATAATCTTTACCACGTACTTCTTGTACTTGTGGTGCAGTTTGTGCTGATAAATCAATATTAATAATTTCTTTCATAATTAATCTTCTTGTGTCCAATCAGGACTGTTTAGTATTTCCATTATACCATCATAATCATATAGTTGTTTATCAACTAAAAAACTTGGTGTATTACCTTCAAATTTTAACACAAATTTAGTTTTTTGATTATTATATCGCAAAGTATTTTGTGATGTTTCTAAAACTTCATCAAAATTTACACTATTTAATTCTTCTGTATTTAGTATTGTATATTTCATTTATCCTGCTTTAAAAGGTACATCTGTACTATAAGTTGCATTATTATTTAAAATACCATTTTTATCGTTACCGCTACTATCTATTGCAACAGTACCGCTACCTTCATCTAACTTATAATATGCAACTAAAAATCTATTACTTGTTAAATCTATTGGTTCACTATTAGCAACATATACATCTGATATTCCAACAACCGCATTAAATAAACCTAATTGTGCTACTTTACCATGTAAAAAATTACCACCTAATGTGTTTTGACCTATCATGTTATTTGCAAAAGTTCCTGTAAATGTACCACTAAAAGTATTAACTGCTTGTGATATACCATCTATAAACAATTCTATTCTTGTTGTAGTCCAAGTTGCTAATACATGGTGATATTTACCATCATCTTCAAAATCTACTGTATGTGATGCTAATTTTGTTGATCCACCAATACGATATGCTATCCTAAGTTGTGTTGTGCCATTATGATAAAACACATTTACATAGTTGTTACTATCTACTCTTGCTTGCCATATTGTCGAACTTGTACTTGTAGTATCTATTTTAAACCAAGCACTACATGAACCTCTTAAACCGCTTATTAGTGTTTTACTTTCACCAATATCAATATAAGCATCAACACCATCTAAATCAACAGAATATATATTATATCCTGTTTTAGTATTATTAATGCTATTACCTAATTTTAATCCTAACATATCTTATGTAGTAACTCCTTCATGATAACCTATACCAATACCTGATGTTAAAGTAATTGCGGTTATATTCATAAATAAAGTAGTACCTGCTGGTAAAGTTGTTACTAATGCACTTTCACCTGTTGCATCTGCAACTGTTATAGCACTAACTACTGATGTTACAGGAAAATATACTGCATAAAAATCTTTACCTGTTTGTGCAGCAGTAGTAAATATTTCTGTACTACCATTTTTACCTAATTGTTCTTTTAAAAGTTGTTGTACGTTTTCTATCATTTTTTTAATTTTTATTGTCCATAATATATATAATTCGTTCCTGCTGGTTCTTCATGCTCTTTATATGTTACTTCTTTAAGTGTTTCTTCACCTTGAGTAATGTACATTTTGCCTTCTGTAACTTTACCTTGTAATGTATAATAACCTTTTGTTGTACTTGTAGATGTTGCACCATAAATTGCACTTATAAAAACATTACCTTTCTCTTTTACTGTACTTGTACCATGTTCTAATAATACATCATTAATAGCTAAAACTATTGTAATACCAAAATAACTACTAGGGTTGCTTAATGGTCTTATATTTAGTTTTGAACCAACAACTAAACCACCACCTGCTGCACCACCTGTATCTGCATATTGTTCACACTCAACTAAATTAGCACTTAAAGTAGGGTCACCTACTTGATCGAAACTATGTGTAGTAGTTTGCGGGTTAGTAGTAATGTTTGTTATTTGTGTTTCAGGATTAGTACTACCTTGTACAAAACTATAAGAATGTCCAATAGGCATTTTAGAAAGTATTGTTACATTTATACCTGTTGAAGTTTGTGTTACACTTGTAATTTCTAAAAATCTTGTATTATCGCTTTGTGAGTTTATAGAAAAAAGTTCTGTACCGCCTGTATGTATATTATCACCGCATTGATTATCTATGTTAAAAGCATATATACCAGCATCTAAATCTGTTACTTTTTGATTATACACATCATTTAAACCTGTTAAATTTTGTGTAAATAATATTGTACCACTAAAACTAAAATTTACTACTCCAATAATACCTGAATTTTCTTTTGGTGCAGTAGAACAAGTTTTAGCTATTGTTGCTGAACTTTCTTTTGTTAATTCATATAGTTCATATCCATAATATCCAACAGGTAAGCCATGAAAAAAACCATTAAACAAATTTTGATTTGTAATATCTGTTGCTGCTAAATTTAATTTTGTATATCTATTAAATACACTAACGCTTGCACTATAAACATATATAATGTTACCTGTCATATCATTAGTTAATTTAAACAAAAAATCTAACTGATCTTTAGCAACAGTTGTATCTATACGTTCATCTTCTGTTACTAAATAAATAAATTCAGGTTTTGCAACTGTATTGTAAGTTAGTTGTATCATATTATAATATAGAAAATTGTAGAATTTATTTGTATTCTAAAAAAAAAGGTGGTATAAAACCACCTTAATTAAGAAAATATATAAAAACACTAATGTTAGAGTTTATGATATTACTATACTGTTAATTGTAAATGCAGTATTATCAAATGGTGTTGTAGTGTAATCTGCAACTACTGCCATTGGTTCTTCTTCCATACCATCAAAAGTCCATGAATAACCATTATGATCACCAAATGCTGCACCACTTAAATTAGTACCTGAATTTAATCTCATACCATTTCTTACACCCATACAAACTATTACATTTTTACCTGCTGAATTTAATTCGTTTAATTCTGCAAATATAACTAATTTACTTAATGCTAATAATCTAACTTGATTTTGGTCAGCAGTAGATAAATGATTTAGTTTAATTGTTATTTGTGGTGTATAATGAATAGTACCATTTTCAGTAGAACCTACAATAGTTTCTGTTAAACTACTTTCACCTCTTGGTAATGTATATCTATATAGGTCATTACCACTCATTTCAATATCTGTAACAGAACCAGCTGATATA